CGTACATAGTAGGACGCATTACTTTTGGTGGTAAGTTTGGATCAGTTGTTCATAAGCATCAAGCTCATCCTCGAATGCTTCGATGATATCGTTGGGTGAGCTGGTGCTATCAAAGGCATCAATCAAAGCAGCAACAACCTGCCTGATTTTAGTTACGTCAGCCATGAAATAGGAATCGAGTGGAAGGAACAGTATTGGAAGCCATGCTTCTCACACCATTTAGCATAGGTGGTCTTTGATCCTTTGTAGATCTTGTTGTGGGGTGACTGAAACACGAAACGAATATCAAGGTCAGGATGTGCTGCCTTGACTGCTTTCATCTTACGCCTATCCTCCTCCGTTAGTTGACCCTTGGTCTCTAGATAGATACCATTAGGTAGGAGGAAGTCTGGCGTGTAGTTGCATTGCAGTACGTAAGGTACCTTGGTTGATTCGTATTCGTATTTGACACCCAGGTTGGTGAGAAGATCAGCGACCTTCTCTTCAAGTCCTGAGCGGAATGCCATCAGAAGTCGTCATCCTCGACGACATCATCACTAGCCTCATCACTAGGGGATGCAGGTACCGAGCTAGCTTTGAAGCCAGCGGTCTGACCGAACAGTGCAGCTACCTCAGTCTCACCAAGGTCACCACGATCAATACCAGCACCACCACCAAGCTCGACAACCTGGACACCAACAAGCTTAAGACTAGTGCCATAGGTGACACCATCCTTGAGAATGTAGGGCTTCTGTCGGAAGGCAAGCTTGACCTTACTGCCACTGTAGACGGGAAGGTCAGTGTTAGTGATCGGTGTACCCTCACTGTCTACAACAGGTGGGCGGTTCTCTTCATTCCAGGAGAACTTAGTCTTATAGGAACCTTCAGTAACCTCTTCCCAGGGTTCAGGCTTGAGGACACTACGCTTAGGGTTCTTCAGTTTGGACTCTGCCCACTTGAGTGTTTCTTTACGGTCCTCCTCAAGTGTTGCAATAAGCTGGGAGTCCAGGAGTGCAGACAGTGAGTAACCAAACTTAGATGGTTTCAGTACAGCTTGATAACCTTCAAGGACAACAGGCTGTTGAGTAACGTGAATGGGTTGTGACATTAACAAAAAAAGTAGGTGGATTCGATCACGGTCTCTGGTTCTAGATCACCAATGATCGGTGGTTCAGACTCTGCACCAATGTACTTGGCAAAGTCTCGTAAGTAATCATGCTCTGCGAAGAGGTGCATGTATGTCTCTCTGACAATAGTAGACAGGGAGGACATATCCGTTGCACGGCAAAGCACAGAATCATGAATGAGAGCAATGGGTGCATCAAAGCGTAAGACACTCAAATGTAGAAGACTAGCATCGAGTGAATGAATAAGGTTAGGAGCTGTTGCATTCTTGTGGTGGTTGATGTCAACCTCATCGGTGTCACCAACTGCAACCTTCATCTTGCAACGACCCAATAACTGAAGCTCCATAGATTGGTATTGCTTCTTGTTAAGCTTCTGGTGTACAACAAACCCAGATGGTGTTACCCACTCTAGGTGTTGAGCACCACGCTTTACAGCGGCTGCTACCTCGGTCTCAATCCATTTCATGACAGCCATTGGACCAGGTACGACCACATCCATGGCTGATCTGATAGCTTTAACAACTTGAGTAAGCTCTTCCTTATCAAGTTCTATCCCATCCTCCAAGAAAGCCTCTTTGATGTAACCCCTGTTGGAGTAAGGCTTAGCATTGTAAGGAATAGTCATCACGCATCGCTTGGTCTTTTTCCTATCAAGGAAAGGACGTAAGCGTTCAGGAACTGAGGGCATAGCAACCTCAGCTACTACCTTGTAAGCATCTTGTGGTTTATCACCAGGTAAGACATTAACTAGTTTAGCTGTTGACTTATCTCGTGCGAGTCCAGCCAAGATCTGGAGGCCACTACAGGTTGCGTCTACAGCAACAGGCAAGGATGTGAATTGTCTATCAGCTGCGATCACGCAATGATAATACTCATCACAACTAGCTAAGAATTGCCATGGTTCTTCTGCTACTTCCCATTCAGGTAAAGACCCAATCGGATCGGTAGCGATTCGGCTGATGAGTGTGATGTTATCAGACACCCACTCTAACCGCTCATCCATTGTAGCTTTATCTAACCCATAACAGGTTGCTACATGAAATGCTAACCACGACTCAGCTTCTGGTACCATATAAGCACCATCAGCAAACCTAAGTAATGACTTACCGAAGTCAGTGTCTTGTGGTGTTAAGAAAGCAGGGATAGGGTAAGCTCTTCCTCTATAGTCAAATGACCATGGACAGAAGAACCTCTCCCTATCCTTGAATCGTTTAGCTGCCTCCATTGTCATACGTGTTCGGCATGACTTCTTAGGCTCTTGTGCTTGTATGTTCCTCACCTCTGCTGCTCTTCTCCGATAATCCTTACGACTATCGTAGTTAGTTTCTATATCAGCAGGTTTAGCAGGTAATGGGTGATGAACAATCGGGAGAAACTTACCAACGGAGCGTTCTAGTTCTACTAACTCCTCAGCTACCCCATAAATAAAGGGATTTATCTGGTAAGCTACCTTCTGAATCCTGTTTAAGAACTCAATGGGGGTACCCTCCTGTAGACGGGTGGGATCTCCCCGACGAACCAAAGGATAGCCTCGCATTACCTCATTGAGAAGGTAACCACCAGCACGATCCTGTGTCCAATCGTTAGGTTCGATGAGCATTGGCCATGCAAGTGGAGCAAACAGCTCTGCATCGGCCATTACCTTGTCCTTGATAGCGAGGAACTCAGGTGTTGGTACCACGAAGGTGACCGTTACCTTTCCAAGCCTGCGTAGCTCCTTTACGAACCACCCACTAGTTTGCATGATGCAGTCAAGTAGCCATGCACCTAGCTTAATGCGATTGGCTCTACCCCAAGCCTCCCAATCAGGTACATCAGACCTGTTCATAAGTGTACGGATAACCACCAGTTTTTGGTGTGTACCAATAGACCTATGGAAGTAGTTCTTCTTGAGTACAGCTAACAGTCCAGGTGCTGACTTCTCATAGTGCCTCATCTGACACTCAGACTCAATAGCATGACCGATGCCATCACATACTGCCTGCAGTTGATCATTACCTTTCTTAGTGGAGAACACATGATCAAAGGTAATCTTTAATGCAATGGCAGCAGCAGCTAACGGCTCTAACTGAGTGACATAGTTCTTGATGATGTCAAACTGATGGCCAGAACCTCGCTTAAGGCGGTATTCAGTGGTCTCTTCAATGTGCTTTACAAGCGAAGGTAACAACGCATCAATGGATGCTGCACCGTACACTGTAGCACTTGCATAGCTTTGATCCTGTAGCTTACGAGTGTTGTCTCTAAGGCGCTGGAGTCCTTGCCTAATCTGTTCCCGTTCTAACGCTACTTGTTCATCGATCTGTGCTGGTGTAGCCAATCAGTTAACGCTGGTGATTGTGAACGTATCGTCAATAAGTTGTTCTTGTGCAAGCTTGATGATCTCATCACGATTAGGATGATTCTCTACTTGCTTGATCAGTTGTTGGAGGCGACGAGAAAAGGTGGTGTTACTCATAATCGAAATTAGTAGGGGTGAGGAAATGAATGGACTCGTGATCAACAACAGTGAACTCAATGTCAGGTGTGTCGATCAATGCATCTACCTTAGCTTGTGCAGCACTACGCTTCTGGTAGACATACTCCTTAACCCTCTTTGTCTTAAGGTCAGAAGTGCGGATGATGCAGCATACAGAAGATGGGAGTTCCCAACCTGCTACCTTCCAAGACATGATCTCCTCATAGGTATGAGCGTGGAACATGTCATCATCAGCATCTTTGTATTCTTGCCAGTTGTTGGGATACTCTTTCTTCTTGCCCATTACCATTCATCAGTTTGTTTTACATTAAGCAACTCATCATTGCGTTCTTTGGACAACTCCAATGCTGTCCATGCAGCAGCTTCGGAGTCGGGTGCTAGGAGATACCAAACACCTGAACCAAGAGTGATCTCATATTCACGAAGGCCTTTGTAGGTGGTGTACATTAGTTAGCAACGCAAAGGAACTTAGCAACACGCTTAACCTGTGTTGTCAGGTACTCTACTTGAGTAGCATCATAATAACCAGCATGAGCTTGTGTCTTGATGCCTTGAGCTACGATATCAATCATCTCAAGACGTAGCTTACGCTGGTCATCAGTCAATGCTTTAGCCATTAGTCCTCCTCAAAGGTGAAGTAGTAATCGATCTGTATCCAAATGGATTCACTTAGCTTAGCTGCTAGGTCATTCTCCTCACGACATGAGTTGATAGCATCACGAATGCCATCATCAATACATGTCTCAAGCAATCGTTGAACGTTTAACTTCATACACCCTCATTAAGTGCAACATCA